TTTAATGCTGCGGCTGCTACTGCTACTATTGGAAGTGTAATAGACTTGGTTAGCGATGATCCAACGCTTGCAATACTCTTACCTGCGTTTTGTATCTGCTTTCCTGCCGCTATGGACTCTTTCCCCATTTTCCGCATACTGTTTATTACTTCCTGTGAAGGCTTTGTAAATCCATCTAAAAACTGTATTGCCGTACTAATAACCCTTCCCACGCCTATTCACCTCCAAATGCTTTTTTGATTTGATCGTTAACTTCGTCCTTATCTTCTAATTCCTGCCTCATGTATACCCTTGCGATCCTTTTTTGACCTTCGGGCAGGCTCATATATTCAAACGGTTTCCAATTTTTAAAGCGATAGTGTAGGTAATCCATTTGTACCTCTCTATCGCTTTTAATTAGTTTTTTACTTCTTTATCCGTGCTTTCTTCTGACTTAAATCCGCTTAATTCTGAAATTTCGCTTGCGATCCTGTTAATCTCACCTTTAAAAATTTTCTTTGCTGCGTCTGCAGGTGTAGCGGCTCCAACGTGTTTTAATAAAGCGTCGTCTTTTAAATTTGGTTCAATAATTCCGGCTGCTGCAATCTTAGCATTTGTGCTAAACGCTCTGCCGTAATCTACTTCTCCGTCTTCATCTAGTCCGCTTGCGCTCAATGCCCCGAAAAGATCGCCGTCTACTGCTTGGATCTTAACTTTTGCGTTTTCTCCCAAAAGTTTTGTTAGTGCCTTACTTGATAATTCCTTTGTTTCGATTTTTTCAAATTCCTTTTTATCTACCGCTATTAACTTCTCAACTAAATTCATGGTTGTAATCTCCTTATCTCAAAATAAAAGAGGCTGCAACTTTGGCAGCCTCAACATGTCTACAAGTATTTAATTATTTAATGGTTTGTAGTGGTTCCCAATCTCCAAACGTAAAGCTATAACTTTCTTCGCAATTCTTCCCTGCCTCCCAATCCGCAAGGATCAGTTTATCAAGTACGCAATAGTAATACGCTACTCTTTCTGCTCCTAGTGCGTCCGGATCGTTCACGTTTGATATAATGGTATGTGTCGGTGTTTTTCCTGCCTTAACTGCTGCTCCAACTTTATTCATTACAAACGAATTAATATGATGCATCTTAATTTCGCCCTTTGGCTCTAACCCTGTTATCTTTTGTCCGTCGATAAGGCTTTGACATTGTGTAATTGCTGTTTTCTTAAACCCTACCTCTGCTTTGCATGCGGTTACTTGTGCTAGATATTCGCCATCAAACCAAACCTCGCCCCATGTTCCGTTAATAACCTGTTCCGGTCTAAATCCGTTCATTTTCCTTTACCTCCTTAAAATTAGATATATATAGGCATTGCGATATCTTCGATAGCATCTAGGATCTTAACGTTTCCTACTAGGAAAACTTTAGATCCTGTGTCTGCGATCCTTATTTCATCCTCTGTCATTTCCGATGTGTTAATGCCTTTTGATTGTAAGTAAATTGCCTGCGCCTCTAAATCAATATCAACCGAATAGCTAGATATAACGCCATCTTTAAGTAGCTGCATGAAATAACCGCTAATCGCTGTCATGAGAACGCATTTGTTATTATAAGAATTTGCGTATTTACCTAAGTAGCTGTCTTGTGCGGTCTTGGTGATATCATCGTTAATCATGTCCATAGCATCGACAATCTTTATCTTTTTAAAGCTATCACCTTTACCCTCGATTGTAGTTACGAAACTATTTACGCCTCTTACTACCTTTACTTTTTCTCCGTCATAGAAAAGAATGAACTCCCCTTCGTCTACCGGTGTATCGATGTCGTTAAGTCTAGTACAATCTGATAATTCACTTAACGGTGCATATGTGCACGATATTGTCAAAGGTGTTCCTGCAATCAATCCTGCTATTCTGCTGCAATATTGTTCTGCTGTGTAAATCGTGTCAGCCGTTGTTTTTGTTCCGTCTGCTCCGGTTGTAGTTTCTGTTTTGACATTCTTTTCGATGGTGTAGTTAATAACGCCCTCGCTGTCTGCTGATACATTTGGCAAAACCGCTTTAACTTTCTTTTTCTTTGTGCCACGCATTGCTTTGATCCATGTAGCAATGTCTTGTGCCTTGGCGTCTGTTTGAACCGTCGGAATTGCTAAATAATCAAATTTGATCGTTTCGATTGCTGCCAATGCTGTTGTATAGCCTGCTGATACCGTTAACGCATCTGCTCCGGTTGCTATACCCATGCAATAAACTAATACTTTTTTTGGTGCATTGATATACCCAATAGATGCAAGTTTGATTTGTTCTTTGGTTGCGTCGCTTAAAGTATTTGGAATATCACTTTCCAAAACAACCGTTACCGGATTTACCGCCGGTGCTGCTAAAATGTCTTTTACTAAAAGCATTACTATTCCTCTTTCGCCTCTTGTGATGGCTGTAATTGCTTTTTCGATAAAGCTAATATTAATATTTGGTGCGCCCATCTTAAAAACTCCTTTCTAACTCTGTGCTATATTCGTGTTTATTTCTGCTGCAATATCTCCTGTTTCTTCCTTGGTTGTATTTTCCTTGTATTCAAAGTCAATGCTAATCTGTAAAATATCTGAATACTCTCCGATGTAATCATGTGAAAATTCTCCAACCGTTAATTTTCTTTCACCAACCAAAAAAACCAACCCGAAAAGGTCTTTTATTTCGTCAACCTTTTGTAATTGGTCTAGTTCGTCTGTTTTTTCTTGGAAATATGTTATTTTAATAGTTTTTCTACCGCTTGAAAAATTCTTTGTTTCTGCCCTGTCGCCTCCGTCTACAATTTCCGTAAAAAATGACGGTGTACTATAGCCTTCTCTTATCTCCTTGCCGTATATTGTATAATCCGGTTCGGGATATTTTGACTTTAACAAGCCATTGATCGCTATCTTGATGTTGGTTAATTTCACTATAAATCACACCCTTTTAAAATATTATCAACCATTTTTTCAAATGTTTCCGGTACTACATTCGAATAATCTTGCCTCGTTTTTTCCATGATGTGCTTGCCGGCTACAAATCCTACTACCCTGCCGCCTCTTACGAGATTGTGACCGTTTTCGACTAAGTGAAAGTGTCTTGCTGAATTATATATAAGTGCCGTCATTCCTACGCCTTCATCAATAACCTTAGATCCCCATTTTCTTTTTATGGCTTTGTTTTTCTGATTTGACGCACGTTCATGTGATTTTAATTCTGAATTTGCTTTTTTCTTAGCTGACTTTTTAAATTCCTTGCTTAGATCGCTTAATGTTTCCCTTGCTTGCTCCGGACAACGTTTTATTGCCTTTGTTAAGTCTCTTTCTAATTCTTCCAACCCTTCAATACGAAAATCGCATTTACTCGCCCAACCGTAAGCCATTTGCGTCTTCCTTCTTTTTTTGGATTTTCTCGGTGCAAATAATTTCTAGCATTTCGTTTTTTTCTCTAACGTTTATAATAGAAACCATTTCGAAATATCGTTCTTTAAACTTAATATACATATCCGGCGTAATATCTTTAAAATATCGCATGGTTATTTTATAAGTTAATTCCGGTCTAATTCGCTGTGCCTCTTGGTACTCTCTGCCTCTTGTTGGCTCCACGCTCGCCCAAACCGTTTTTACGGCTGTCAAAACCTGTTCTTTCTGTAATAAAGCATTTTCTTTTTCTTCATACCGGTAAAACGTAATTCGTTTATTTGTTCTGCCTATATCCATCATGTCACCTACTTATTTTGTAATTGCAGCATAAGTGATTTAGTCATAAAGCTGAAATCCTCGCCAACGTTCCCCACCGGTGTTCTTTTTTCGTACCAATAGGAAATAAGTAACTGTAAATACACTTTTTCCAAAGAGTAATCAATGGTTTTCCCCTCGGCGTCCGTAGCTAGATATTCTTTCCCTGTGGCATTTATTAAATATTGCTCTGCTGCCGTTATTAGCATATTGAGCAAATTTAATTCTTTTTGATATGCCTCGTCGTTTTTGTCTAAATCAATTCTTGCATACTGTTCCAATTCGTCCATTTTGATTATACTCATATTGCACCGCCTTAAAAGCGGCAGGATTGTCCTGCCGCCATCATGTTAATTTGTTCTATTACGCCGGCTGTTTTGCTAAGAAATCTGCGACAATTTCAGCCTTGGTGTTTGCGTCAGTTACTACTAAAACGTACCCTAATTGGGTAGCTAATGCTAAGATCTGTGCCTTTGTCATAGCATCTAGTTCAGCCTGCGAATACTTTCCGCTATTGTCCGTGTCAGTAACAATTAAATGTTCTGCCATAATAATAGCCTCGGCGTCAACGGCTTTAATATCAAGTCTTTCCCTAACTTTGATGCCGGTCTGATCTGTATTCCATAGGTTTCCTGCTACGCTCGAAATGTCGATTGTAAGTGTTTCACGATCAAAGATTGTAATAGCCTCTTTTAGATCCCCACATACAATAGGCACTTTGTAGCCTCCTGCTACTAATTTACTTGGCAATGTTCTATTGCTTACTTTGGTAATTGGATATTTACCAAATAATAACGTTTGTGTTGGCTTTGTAGGATCCGGCTGTAAAATGTATTTACCGTCGCTGTCCTTTAATGTGTCAAGCCAATTATAACCGTCTTGGTTTGTTACTGCGATTGCACCTAATGCAATGGCAGGATCTAGCATAATATTGAAGATCTTCTTTAAATCGTCCAATCCGCTAATTGCTACCTCTGCGTTAGCTGTCATTTCCTTGATCTTTGCAACGATCATAAAGTTTCTTGTTGCTTTTGATTTCTTAGCAATCCACTTTTTCAGATATGCAATAATGTTTTCTGCTGTATCTGATAAAAGTTCCTGTGTTACCTTCAAGATGCCGCCCTTTTTCTTAACCTTGTATTCAATGTTATCGAATTGTGGTGTAGAAACATCCGGAAACTCTGCTGCCTCTTCCACGTTATCGAAAGGTGTTTGATCTGCGTATCTCTCAATAACCCTGCTGCCGGTAAGCGTGCTTACTGTTTCAATGTTTACCAAATTTTCTAATGCGTCCTCGGATCGTCTTAATTCCTTAACTGCTGTTCGAATGTCTTTAGGAACTGTTAACGCTCCGTCCTCCGGTTTGGTTTCATTCATTGAGTTTAAAATTTCTTTATCCTCAATTGTTAAATCCGTCTTGCTAATGGCTGCCTTGATAGCGTTAACGAATGCGTTTGTTACCTTTTTTACTTCGTCAACTACTGTTTTAGCGGTTCCTTTGTTAATTTTTCCTTCGATGTCGTTTTGTGCGTCGTCCTCTAAATCATAGAGTAAATCGAATTGTGCTTGCAGGTCTTTTAATTCACCCTTTGCCTTTGTTGCATCTTCAATCTTTCCTGCTCCTGCAAAATCTTTTACTTGCTGCTTTTTGCTCTTGATACTGTCAAGTAATTTTTTTAATTCTTCGTTCATTTATGAACCCTCCTTGTTTTTGGCGTAAAAAAAGAACTTAGATTAAATCTAAATCCTCTAATATCGCTGCTTTTAGTTGCTCTAACTCTGTATTATCGTCCGGCTTGTTGTCCGGATCCATTGGCTTTTTCAATGCTGCCAATACCTTTGTAACGACTTTATCGGCTAGATCATCAATATTAATCGAATTTGATTGATCTTTTGGCTTTAAAGTGTCTGGTAAATGCTCGTAATTATCAAAATAATCACTTGCGCATGCTGCTATTTCTTTGCTTTCCGTTGTTTCAATATTGAAAAACTCCATCCACTCGGCTCCGTTTTTCCATGTTTCGGCATTTATAAGGCTGTTTATGGTTTCTTCTGTTACGCCTTCTTTTGCTTTCTGCATGTAAGTATTTAAAATAACTTTTTGGCATTGGTCTAATACGTCTGCCTCTTTTCTCATATCGTCAGCGTTACCGCCGCACCATGATAACGGCTTGTGTATCATTACCATTGCATTTTTTGGAATATAGATTGTATCTCCTGCGCACATAATAACGCTTGCTATACTTGCTGCTATTCCGTCAACGTAAACATTGATCTTTGCTTTGTGGCTTTTAAGAATGTTGTAAATGGCAATTCCACCAAATACGCTACCGCCTCCGCTGTTGATATGTACGTTAATTTCTTCTACGTCGTCCAACTGTGTTAAGAAGTCTTGAACGTCTTTCGGTGCTTTATCGTCCGGATAGTATTTTTGCCACTCTCCTAAACTTTCGCTGTTGATATCTCCATAAAAACACAACTCTGCTGCCGTTTCTGTCTGATTTCTAATTTCAATCGAACCAACTTTTTTTAATAGGTTTGTTCTCTTGTCTTTTTTTTGTAATGCAAGAATTTTATTCGGCACCGTTTCCCCCTCCTTTCTTGTCAATTTTGCCTATTTGCGCTACCTTTATATAATTTCCATTACATATTAGTTCGTCGCCGCCTTCCATTTTTGGCATGTCCTTAAAGGCTCTTGCCTCATTCGGTGTATAAATACCGTTTTGTACAAACCCTGTTAATATGGTTGCTTGGCTTTTGGCA